CCCATTTCTGTAAAAAAAGCTATAGTCATAATTCACTCATAGTTTTAAATTCAATATCATGATATTTACAAAGAAATTCTAAACTTAAATTAGCTTGTTTATAATTATCCTCATTCCAGACATTATCATTCCAATCTCCAAAAATATGAGAGTGTAACATTACTCTTTCACTATGTAGAGTAATATCATTTTTATGTATACCATCTGAACCAAATATTTCTTTACATCCATTCCATATTAATCCTCTATTATGTTCATAATGTAAAGCAGCCCAATCAAAATGTTTACTTAATAATTCGCTCGCTCTCCAACTACATAACCAACCTGGATTTCTCCATCCTTTAGGTTTAATTCCTACTTTATCCCATTCCTCTAGCATTAAATTAATTCTATGTTCTATTATTTCATCACCAGCTAATTCATAAAATTCACATTCGCCAAAGCGTTCTGGGTTTATTGTTTGATGAAAATGTCCATGAGCAGCTAATTCAAATATACCACTATTATTTAATTCATTTATCCACTCTTTATGTTCTGATATAGGTGCTTCATTATGATAATTAGAAGGTATAAATAATGTAAATTTAGCTCCAAATTTTTTATTTAAATCAAATAAATATTTTTCAGTTATATCACCTAATATCCTCCAATCCTTTAATGGATTAACATCATCAATAGCAATAGTTAAATTCATTATCTATGCATTTTAATTATTTTATTATCTATATATTGTTGAAATAATTGTTCTTCATTGTTCCAACCATGGCTTTGACCAGTTTTCCAATTTTCTGCATCTTGTATTTCTTCCCAATAATGAATGGATTTAAGATCATCTTTATAATGATTAAAACCAAAACATGAAATATTTTTAGAAAATAAAGTCATAAAAATAACACCTAATAAACCACAAGTAGCTTCTCCTCCCGTTAATTGGTTACAATAGTTAGTAAAATGAGGATTCAAAAATAATGCTGTATTTTGAGGTGTTGTTTTTATAGTACCTAACATAAACTCTCTTTCATTCCAGGATTTAACTATTAATATTTCTTTCTTTAAATTAGATACAAAATTAGGATCATTACCTAGAAATCTTTTTGGATCAGATGTACCTGAAAATGCATGACCGTTAAAAAATCTTACATCAGTTCTAGAACCCACATGTTTTTCAAATCCTTTTACTCTAGCTACATTAAACCTAACTATTATATCAAAAGAATCAATTAATTTACCATATTCTTTATTTAGCAAAATACCACTACTACCTACTATAGCAACAGATTTATTAACAAATAAATTTAATATTTTGGCATCATAATTTAATAATAAATTATGTTTTTGTCCCTCAATCTCGAATTTCATATAATAAATTTTCTATAACTTTAAAATCTTCTTCAGTATCCAATTCAAAATAGGTACTTTCATTCATTTCACATAAACCAATTTTGCCTGATACTCTATTTTTGTATCCTTTTATATATTTAGAATTATTAATATAAAACGCACCATTTTCCACTAAATAACCCTTAAAATCTTGTCTTCTGGGTCTATCAAATAGATTATAATTAGAAGGATAACCATTATCATCCCAAATAAATCTTTTTTGCCTAACTACAGAAACAATACTATCATAATTAGAATACATAGTTATTCCTTTATTATAATCCTCACTAGTAGTTAAAGGAGATGTAGCTTGGGCTAATAATATATCATCATTTAATTTCCATTTATCTATTAATTCTAATAAAACATCTTCAGTTGATGATTCATCTCTAGAGTTTTTAGGATCCCTTACATAAACATCTACTTTAGGGAAATTATAAGCAGTAATATAATCAACATAAGGTAAATCAGTAGCTACAATAATTCTATCTACATTAGACTTTACTAAGGAATTAATTGTCCAATAAAATAAAGGCTTACCTGCAATATGCCTAATATTTTTATCTTTAATTCCCTTTGAACCACACCTAATAGGTAATACTGCTATCATTATTTTCTAAGAGATTTTAATTTCATCTTCTCACTAGGTAATATAGTTCTATCTTCATTTCCGCCTAGGCAACTTTCTATATCTCTAATACCTTTAACTAATTTAAATAATCCCGCTGGTTCAATAGATGCTAATTGATCTGAACCCCACATAGTTCTATCTAATGTTATATGTCTTTCTATCCAATTAACACCTAAAGGTACAGTAGCAAATGTAGTAACTAAACCATATTCATGGCCACTATAGCCTATATCTAAATCCCAAAATTTCTTTTTAAGATAACTAATATAACCTAAATTTAATTCTTCTATAGGAGAAGGATAAGTAGAATTAGTATGCATTATAACATCAGGCATACAATTTCTTTCACATTCGTCAATTTGTTTTTGAGTAGACATGCCAGTAGATATTATTAGTTTTTTAAATTTATCTCTAGCATATTTAGTTAATTCATTGTCAGTAATTAGAGCTGATGGTATTTTAGCTATATCTACATAATTAGCCATAAAATCTACAGAATCCTTATCCCATACTGATGCAAACCATTTTATTTTTCTTACTTTACAATACTCATCTATTATATCATATTCTTCTTTTCCAAATTCTATTTTATGTTTGTATTCTAAATAAGTCATTTCACCCCAAGGAGTAGACTTAATTTTAGATTTTTGTTCCTCTGGGACACAAATATCAGGATTACGTTTTTGGAATTTAACATAATCACAACCAGCTAAAACAGCTGCATCAATTAAATATTTACAGGTATTAATGTCTCCATTATGGTTAATACCTATTTCGGCTATTATTTTTACACTCATTTTAAATAAATTAAATACACAGTATTATTTCTAAGATAATACAAATCCTCAGTCCATCCAAGTTCACTTGCTATTTTTCCTATTATATCCTTCCAACTTTCAGCAGATTTTTGATTTATATGAAGTTGTGTTCCTTCTCTAAAACTATCCCCTAGAGCAATACCATGACAAACATATTTACTTGCTACTCTAAAAGCTTCTCTTATTGATTGTTCTTCTATATCTCCCCCTGGGATATGTTCCATACCATCTAGAAAATATACTAAGTCAAATGTATTATCTTCAAAAGGTAATTCATGACTATAAGCTACTTTAGATTCAAATTTATCATCAACCTTTTCTATAGCTGCCTCACTGATGTCTATTCCACTAGGTTTACAACCCAAACCATCTATATAATCCATTACTGTACCTCCACCACAAGCAATATCTAAAGATGTTTTAGACTGTTTAGCTAAATCATTAAATCTTTTTGAGAAATCAAAATTTTCATTCATTAAATCATAAACTTGTCTCATACCTAAACCGTATTGATAATCATCAGTATGTACTTTTTGATACTTTTCTTTTTCCTTATCTATTATTTTCATTGTTAATATAAGTTATAAATTTATTTAATTGTTCATTTGATTTAATATCTGCAGTAGGTTCAGTAGGGTGATTCCAAGGAACATCTAAATAATGTGCTGGCAGTCTATTTGATAAATTATCACAATTGATTAGTTGGCCATCAAACTTCATATTATGCTTTTCATATAACTTATTAAAATGAGGTATTAGTTTTTCTTTAGCATATCTTTCACTTAATAATTTTTCATATTTATTAATTCTTGTTTTAGTATAAGAATAAGAACTAACCGCTCTTTCTAGTGCAATATCTATACTATCATAATCATCAAAAGGTATACTATTAGAAGCATTTAAATAATCAACCATAGGACCTTGATGTTGTTTGTAATAAACTATATCACAACCACAAAGTAAAGCTTCATGTGTTACTCTACACCCACCTTCAGATTTAGAACCAATATATAAAACTTTAGAATTATTATATAACCAGTTAATAGTTTGTGGTGACATTCCTAAAAATCCTAATTCACTGGATAACCTTAATAATGTAATATTTTTTCTTTCTTCATAATCAAACATTTCCTCATATTGTTTAACTATATCAGTATCAAAATGTTCTACAGTTTCATTTTCTGGTTTTGGGATTATTAGTAATGTCTTGTATTTTTTATTTTTATCGTAAAGTTTTCTTAGTGCCTTTAATAATGAAGGAACATTTTTCCATTTTACTACTCTACTAATACAGATAATATCATAATGTTTATGTGCTATACCTAAATCTTTATAATCATCAGTTAGAAAATTTCTATCCATTAATTCTATTTTTAAAGTATGCCCATTATCTTGATAATCTAAAGCGGATGGACTAGCAAAAGTAAAATCAACTAAGGGAGACATTTGTCCTATATTACCAAAAAATATTCCTTGATTCCAACCTAAGAAAAAATGTTGTTTTAATCCCTGGATAAGTTCCACAGCATTTTGAAATAACCAAGGCCATTCCTTATGTGTAAATACTATAATACCTTTATTAGTATTAGTTGGTTGTTTAAAAATATGAGCCATTAAATAAAACTTTTACCCCAATCATTTTCAGTTATAGCAATTCTTTGAGGGTGGTTTTCAAAATAATAATTAGTGTAAGTATATCTAGTACCAGAATTAATATTAGCACCTCTATGTATAAATGAAGTATCTGAAAATATAACTGTTCCTGCTTTACCTGCTACTCTAAATGGTTGAAAATTATTTTCTTTACAAAATTCATTAATTACTTTATCTTCATATCTAGTAACTTTACCAATACCATCTCTAGTAGGCAAATCAAACTTATCAGAGTTAGGTAAGAATAAATAAGGACCATTTTCTTCCGAAACATCTGATAGATAAACTAAAGTTTTAACTTGTTTAGCTCTATTATCTCTATGCCAACCACCTCCACTATTAGTTTGTTGATTAGGATTATAAGTAACTTTACCACCTAATACAAAATGACTTAATAGGGGATAACCAAAATATTCAGATACAGTAGATAATAATAATTCATCATTAGCAAATTTTTTGGCTGTATCATATCTATTCTCCATTTTAAATAGCCTAAAATCACCTGATGTGCCTTCTTTAGATTCGGATTGTACTTTATCTGGGTATTTAACTAACCCATCTTCTATATCTTTTACTGCTTGTTCACAAAATTCTTTATCGTAATAATCTTCAATTACACATATTCCTGTGGTGGCTAAATTTTCTAATATTTCTTGTTTCATATTTGGTATATTGTTTTAGATTTATCGCATATTAATAAATCATATGCAGGTTTTTCTCCAACACTTAAATAATGGTACTTACATCCCCATTTTTTAAGTTGTTTTTTAGTTAATTTATAATATTCATCCCTTCTATCTTTATAAACAGATCCTCTAGCTGTCCAGTAAGTAATTGTATTTCCTTTATCATATAAATCATTAATTTTATTTATTGCCCATTTAGAGGGGACTGCTAAATGATATTCTCTTTTATCTTCATAATGGCAAATAGTCTCATCTATGTCTACAAATATATTCATTAATCTAATCCTATTATTTCATTTAGATCAGTTAAATCCATAGTAGTATCTGTTGGTACATATTTAGGTGCCTTAATAACAGGTGTACCTTTAGGAGCCAATTTATATAATTTTTTCTTTCCAGTTCCAACATTATACACACCCTGAGCTTGTTTTTTAATTAAATCTATAATTAAATCAGCTATTTTATCTACTTTATCTCCTGTTGTTTTTACATCCCAAACTTCTTCAGGACTAAAATCTATGGGTTTAAATAAAGTTCTACAAATTAAATGTTTTGGAACAGTTACTTTAATATATTCATCTGCAAGTAATTTACTATAAGAATACCAATTATGAGCAGGTAAAGGTAAATCTATTTCATTAGCAGGTTTTTTATTAAAGGCATATACAAATTCAGTAGATATTTGCACTAAAACTTTATCATGAAATTCAACCATATCAGCTAATGTAGCAACAAATTCATAATTTACTTTCATATGCTCTATTCTATCTTCGGAATAAGTATCTGTATTGGCAATGCAATTTACTATGGTATCATATTTAGAAACTAAATTATCTATAGAATCATAATCTGTTATATCTAAACCTGTAGTTTTTCTAGATACAACATCCCAACCAGTTTTATCCGCTAGTTCCTTACCTAATAAACCATCACCAAAAATTAGTACTTTCATTTATCTTTATTAAAGAAAATTTTAATTAAACCACATACATGTTCAACATCATCTATAGTCATTCCATGATGAGCACCTAATAAAAATCCATTCTTCATTATTATATCAGAGTTTTTGAAATCTTGTAAATATTCTCTATATACAGGATGTCTAGTAACATTTCCAGCAAATGTAACTCTAGTTTGTACATTATTATCTTCTAAAAATGTTAATAATTCAAATCTACGTTCAGTTTGTAAAGGTATAGCTAACCAATTAGGTTTAATTTTATCATCAGGTAAGATTAAATCACCAACACCATCTAATAATTCTAAATATCTTTCAACATTAGCTCTTCTTATTTTTTCAAATTTTTTAAATCTATCTAATTGTACAAGCCCAAATGCTGCGTTCATCTCACATGCTTTCATATGGTAACCTAATACGCTGTATAAAAATTTGTGATCATAAGCTATACCATCTACTGAATGGTTAAATCTATCATCCATAATTTCGGAGTCATCACCTAATCTACCCCAATCTCTATATTGTAAACATTTGGTTACATGTTTTTTATCATTAAACATTACCATACCTCCTACACCACCAGCAGTAATAACATGTGAGGCATAAAAACTAGTTGTTGAAACATCAGTAATATTAGTTTCAGTAATAGTATCCGCTGAATCCTCTATTAAGTAAATGTCATCTCTGTCAATTAAATCTAAACCAGCTTTTAATAAATCCCAATCAGGTTTATTACCTATTAAATTAGGTAACATAATGGCTTTAACTTCATCATCTATAGCATTAATAACATCTTCTATGTTAGCAACATAATCATTTAATCCAACATCTACAAATATAGGAATGAAACCTAATTGAATAATGGGAGCTAAGGTAGTAGCAAAAGTACAAGCAGGAGTAATGATTTTACTACCTTTAGGTAAATCTAAGGCCGCTATAGATAATAAACAAGCTGATGAACCCGAATTAACAAATACGCCATATTTTTTACCAAATCGTTTAGCTATTTGTTTTTCAAATTCAATACATTTTGGTCCTTGTCCTCCTAACCAACCTGATCTTAATGATTCTTCTACTGCTTTAATTTCTTCCTCCCCATATGATTCAAATTTATAGGGAGCATACCATATTTTTTTAGAGTGTTGCATAATATTTATTTTGTTTTTCTTGTCGTTTTATATCTTTATGATGATAAAGGGCATATTCTTCTTCATGAGGTAAAAAGGCCCAGGAATCATATCCCTCTAATTTTTCATGGACTTTATTTTTCCATTTTATTTCGGGTTTATTTTTATATATTCTCCATTGAGGATCAGGCCAATTAACCCATCCTTCTTCATTTACATTCCAATGCCATTCTTTAATATGTTCTTGGGTCATACCTTTAACAGTATTAACTCTAGAAACTAAATAAACTTCACAATTAGAGTTATCTTTTAAAATATGAGGTAAGTTGATTAATAACTGTTCATTTGGAATTTCATCTGCATCTATTTGGAATATATAATCTCCACTACAAAGACTAGTTAAATGGTTTTTCCAATCTGCAAAATGATTTTTAAATGAAGCAGCATGATAAGAAACATTAGGTTCACCTTTAAGTTCAGATAATAAACTCCAAACTTCAGGTATTCCATTTTTTTTATCAAATAGAATTACTATCTCATCATCTATTCTTTTTTTATCTAAAAGAAAATTTATTAATTTAGTAATTTCGTTTAATTCATTACAAACTGTAATTGCATAACTTATTTTCATATTATTCAGGTAATACACCAATATACGAAAGAGCATCCATATAATCACGTTCTGGATAATATGTTATTGTGCTCATATCCGCTTTATGTGTTGTTTTAAAACGTTCTTTTTCCTCTTCAGGTAATTCTATAGTTTTAACTGCTGCCCATTGCCAATTATCTTTATCTGTACCAGCAGCATAAACCATACCATTAATAGAATCATTTATGGTATGAGGTAACCAAATTAACTCAGTTTCTGGGTCTTCCCAGGCTAAATCTTTATATAACTCAGGTAATAGTTGCATCTGTTCATTATAAAACTCACTATCTTTTTTCATTAAACTATTAGTCCAAAACCCACAGGATAAACTATAATAATTAGTAATATCTTTATTTACTTCAATTTTATAACATAAATCACCTCCAGATTTAGGACAATTTATTATTTCATCGTGTTGCATATTATACTTTTTTTAATTTAGGTAACTGTAACTTAGGTAATTCAGGTTTAGCCTTTTTTAACTTAGGTAATTTTAGACTAACCTGTTCAGCAAATTTAGGTAAATTAGCATCTAATATATTATCTAAAAGTTCTTTCATTTTATCAAAACTAAACTTACCTTTAGAAAATTTACTTTGTTGTTTAGAATTTAATTTATAAAAATTATATCTATTAAATACATCTTGTAAATAATGATTTATGTGGTTTAAATCCGGTTTAAACCATTGGCTTTCCTTTATTAACCACTTATTAGCAGCAGAACTGTGTACACTTTCTAATTGACCACCTACTAAAATAGAAAAGTTTTTATTTAAAAAATCAACCTGACCTGACCAACCTGAAGCTATAATAGGTTTACCAGTTAAACTAAATTCTAATAAAGGTCTACCATAACCCTCACCTTTAGTAAAACTAATCATAGATTTAATTTTTTTATTATTATACAATTCATTCATTTCTTCATCACTAAAATTACCACTTAATAAGTAAATATTAGGTAAATCTTTAGATTTAACTTGTTGTCTAATACCTTTAATTCTATCTAATACTTCATCTCTACTAATATAAGAATCCACTCCAACAGAAGTTTTTAAAATTAAAGCTGGTTTTTTCTTTTTATCCTTAAATGTTTCAAAAAAAGTTCTAATCATCAAACCTACATTCTTTCTATCATGTCCTAACTCACCTTGCATCCAATGCCCTACAAAAAGATAACACCAGTGATCTTTAATTTCATCTAATTTAACAGATTTAATTTCCGAAGGAAATATAGGTTTATATTTATTTAAATTAACACCTTCAAATACTACATGTATAGGTTTAGTATTTTTAATTACTTCGATAGTTTGATTAGTATTTTTATCTTTCTTTTCATATTGCATACCCTCAAATACATTTTTACTATGTTTTGATGATACCCAATTTATATTCATTCTATTTAAACCTTCAACCCATTCTGCAGGGCAAGCAGTAGATTCAATACCAGCTGTACAACCAATATTATACTTTCCAACAGGAGCAAATTCATTAGGGATAGTTATTTGCATCCAAATATCTGGTTTAGTACTTTGCCAATTAGGTGCTACTGCATAATTTAATAAGAATTTCCATTCAGGATTATCATTACAAAATCCCCATGAAGTTTCACCCCATCTTTGTGAAAGTAGTTCAACTTTATATTTATCTAATTCAATTATAGCTTTAATTATATCTCTTGATCTTGCACCATAACCTGAGTAGGTATCAAATGGGCAAGAAATTACAAATCTTGGTTTATTCATTAGTATATTAATTCATGGTTTAACAATCTACCTTTATATTCAGTAGCATTAATGATTTCGTACTTTTCTTTAGGTTTCCAAGTGTCAAATAATTCATCAAAAATATTTATTACTCTTTCAGCTTGATGTTTAGAAGTAAATCCTGCTTCATCAGATAGAGCCCATTCCCTACCTTTTAATCCTAATTCTTTTCTTTTTTTTCTACCTAATTTATATAATTTTTTAATTTGTTCTACAGCATCTTCCCATCTACACCTATCATCAAATATATAAGGGGTAGGAGGTGAACCCTGAACAGATCTAGAAGAAGGGTAAACTGGGAAAGCCCATTCACCATGTTCTTTAAATGTACCTCTATGATTAGAAGGTATTTTATCATCTGGAGTAAACCATTCGCCTTTATCGTCTACAAACCTCATTTGATCTTGCATACCACCAGTTACATTGGCAATTATAGGAGTACCAGCTAACATAGCTTCAGTAATAGTTAAACCCCAACCTTCATTAGAAGTTAATAAAATTTGAGCATCAGCTATATTATAAAGACAATTAAGTTGTTCCTGGGTCATTTTAGTTAATGAAAATTTAATTTGATCTGGGTATTTTTCATCAAATAGATATTCTTTTACCTTTAATAAATTAGTACCTGCTTCATGAGATAATTCTGTATGTAAAACAAAATAGCACCTTTTAGCTTTTTCAATAGGTAAAGAGTCTAAAAATGCTCTAAACGCTAATAAAGAATCTGGTATTTGTTTTCTTCTAATATTTCTAGAATTAAAATACAAAACAAAATCAGTTCCATTAGGAAAGGTTTCATTATACATTTTTAACAATTCGGGATTATCCTCAGGTAAAGGTTTATAAATATTTGAATTTAAACCATGAGGTACATATTCAAATAATCTTGGTTTATTACAGTCTTTTAATACTAACTTATTTATATTTACTGTTTGTTTAGAGATACCCATTAGTAAATCACAGGCTTCATAAAATGCTCTATTATACATTGGTGCAGGATAATCATCCCAAATATTTAAATATGTAATAGGTATATTTTTCCTAATTTCAGACTCCATATTAAATACCCAAGTGAAATATCTAGGATCAGTAACAAGCATTATAGCATCAGGTTTTTCTGATCTAATTGTAGCTCTTAAAATATCTGGACTACCATACCCATCTACAGGATATAATTTACAAGAAGCATCTTTTAATCCAGTTAAATTATTAATTTCTTGATCCAAAGTAAATACTTTACCTTTTTCTGGGTGGTTAATAGCTCCAGCCATTTGTATCCAATTAAAATGTTGTGCTGTGTGTACAACAATCTCTTTAGTTACAGTAGCTATGCCTGAGTGTACTCTAATATCATCACAGATTAATAATATTTTTTTCCTCTTATTTTGAGGGATGTACTTAAAGTGTTCTTTCATAGTTCCTATAAATCGAGGTTAATTTGATTGGTTATTTTTGAACGGAAATCTTCATCAGTTAAATACAAAAATAAAGCTCTATCAGCTAATTTTTGAAATGAAAATTTTCTTCTAACACACTCAATTTTAAAATTCTCGAATAGGTCACTTTTGACTTTTACACTAGTTAGTGTCATTGGTTTTTTATTACTCATAATCTTAATTTAAATTAAAACATTTATTATACATATATAAGTATTACTCAAAATGCGCTCCCGCTCCACATAATTCTTTATCTTCTCCATAAGGACAAAATGTACAATTCCATTTAGAAGGTGATTTAGGATACTCTATATCTTTAATAATTCCATTTGGACTAAAACATTCTACTATAAAATCATTAATAGCAGTTTTAGCTCTATTTATTTTTATTTTTCCACTTGGGGGTACAAAAGTTTGTACCCTATAAGCTTGATGGGGAGACATAATATTTTCATCATCCCAACTTAATACTTTTCTTTTTACAATAAAAAATTCAATTTCAATTTTATCTAAAGGTATTTCATATTGTTCAGAAAAAAACTTTTTATATAATATTAATTGAAAATGTTTATTTTCATCTTTTTTAGCAAAACTGTTCCAACCTTTTGTACTGGTTTTTATATCTATTATCTTAAAGGTATCTGTTCTTTCATTATATGTTACAACATCTAAATACCCCATGTATAATACGTTATTATACATTTTATTTGGCGCTATTACAATTGGTACCTCACAACCCACTAAATAAGTACCTTTTTTACTAAAATATCTACTACGTTTTTTCTTAAACCAATCTAAAATAGCTACTCCATCTTCATAAAATTCTCTCATTTCTTCCGCAGATGAAAAATGGGAATCATTATTTTTTTTATATTGTGATTGATATTCACTTATAAACCTATGTTGAAAATCTTCATTTAAATCAATTTCTCGATCCGCTGCAGCAAATGATTTATCATAAGCTATATCTAAATAATTCTGTATGCTTTCATGGATTGCTGTTCCAAATACAGTATGAATAGAAGAATTAAATTTTTTAATTTTATCCTTATATTGTAATTTCCATCTATATGCACAACTTCTAAAAATAGACATTTGAGAATAAGATATATTCTGTTGGTAAGCAAAATTTATTTGCTCAGGAGGATTATTTCTAATCCCCCTTACAATAATAGGTAATTTTTTAGCCAAAATTTATTTTTTCCATTTATCACGTCCTACTAATAAGCCAATAATTCCATAATTAGCTATATCAATAAACGTGTCCTCCATTCCTTCTCCTTTAACATAATTTTTGCCATTAATAAGAAGATTTTTTAGTCTAGAAATTTTATCAGTGAGTCTAATACAAAGACCAGTTAGTGAAAATTTTTTATCTTCGGGGTTTTTTAAATCACCTCCTAAAGCAATATTATTTAAACCATAATCCATATGTTTGCGGGCAAACATTTCATACATTTCTTCAGAAATCCTTTTATATTCCTCGGATAATTCTGGGTATTCGTTTTCAAATATTTTTACTGCTTTACTCACTTTGGTCCCCTTATTAACTAACTTATCAAATTCTTCTTCACTAATTAATTCGTGATATTTACTTATACTATCACCCATTAACTTGTCCTTTAGGTTGAAAATATTTTTCTAATATCTCTAATCTTTCTTCAGATGAAGCTAGCAACCTAAGAGCCTCGTTACAGTTATCCCAATAGTCTTTAGTTGAATGATCACCAATTCCAGCAGGATGGTTAGTTAATAATTCTATACTCGCTAAAGCCTTATTTTTATCCGCTTCAGCTTCGGATTTTAAAAAATTGTATACTTTTAATTTCATTTTAATAATTGTTTTACGTCTTTTTGGCTATAGCCAATATTATTTAATATACTAATAACTACTGATTCTTCCAAAATATTTAAATATTCTTTTACTTCTCTTGTAGAACAATAAAAATAATTTGTTAATATTTTTAATAAATCAGGGTTATAATTTTTGCTAGTAGATTTAATATATTTATTCCAACTTGTATTTTTAGGTATAAATTCTCTATAAACTTTATAAATTGCCTGCTTTTCCGTAGGAGGAAAATCCTGTACTAAATTTACAATTTCTATAAAATCAGGATTCATAGACATAAATCTATGAACCATATAACTATTCCAAATATCCCAATCTTTGTCACTAAATGATTCAGCTGGGGGTTTAGTTTTATTTATACATTTTAACCAGTCGAAAATATTTTTCATTAAATAATCTCGTCAGCAAGTTCCTCTCTTAGATCTTTAGGTACTGAACCTTTTAATATTTTTCCAGTATTAGGATCATAAAAAACAGGAATAGGTAGTAAAGCATCTTCGTCAGTACCTGCTACAAATTTAGATACTTGTCTAAGAAGTACTCCTTGTTGGAATATACTTTTACCTTTTTTAGTTTTAATTGCAGTAGTATTATTTAAATCTATCTGCGGCCCTTGTGGGGGTTGGTTTACATTATTCATATTACTTATTATTAATTAAATTTTGGATTAATGACATTGTATTTATTTCCTTGTCAATACGGAAATTTGCTTTATATTGATGTTCATTTATTAAAATAGCAGCTGTACCTTCTTTATTAGGTAAATATTCACTTGCTCTATTATATAATGATTTAAATAATTCATCAAAATCATCTACATTAGCGTCAGCTATTACTTGTCTAATATTTTTGAAATTATTAGTTGGTGCTGATAGTAAAGTAATAACTTTATCTATATAGTTAGATGATACTAATATTGATTGATCTAATTTTAAGGTACTATCTTGTGTAGATAATTGTATTGTATTAATACATTTACGTAAATCAGGATAGTATTGATTAACTAATGGTACTAAATCATTTATATCATGTGTAATAGATTCCTGTTGTAGAATCCAATTTAAATGTTTAGCAACATCTTTTTTAGTAGGAGGTACAATTTTAAGTACTTGACATCTAGATTGTAAGGGATCTATAATACGTTCTACAAAATTACAAGTCATAATAAATCTTGTAGTACGTGAAAATGTTTCTATTACATTTCTTAATGATGCTTGTGCCTGTATAGTTAAAAAATCTGCCTCATCTAAAATAACTACTTTAATACCATCTAAGGAAGCTGAGCTAGAAAAACTAACTACTTTTTCTCTTATTGTTTCAATACCACGTTCATCAGAAGCATTAATATATAAATAATCACAATCTAGATTTTTTACTATTAATTTAGCTAATGTAGTTTTACCTGTACCTGCAGGTCCATAAAATATTAAATTTTGAATATCTTTTTGGTCTAAATATTTAGTAATAGATTTTTTAATGCTCTCATTACCAACATAATTTTCCAATTTAGTTGGTCTATATTTTTCTACTAATAAACTATTCTCCGTATTCACCATAAATAGAATATTTTTTAACTGGTTCAGGTTTAACTATTGTTTCTTTACTATCAATTGCATATAGTGTACTTTTAAGTGGCTCTAATCTATAATTACCTTTAAATCCAGTTTTTATCATATAGGCTTCTAAAGTATCTGTTAATGTTTTATGTACAGGACCATCTGGTTCATTTGCAACTAATCTCCATTTATCTCCAGGTGGAACCCTTCTTGCAATTAATATATTTTTTTCTTCAATTTTTGTTTTAGCCATAATATACGAAATTATTTTACATCATCCCCATCATTGATGGATCTATTTGTGGTTTTTTATCATCATCTTGGGGTTCATCTACTACAGTACATTCAGTTAATAAAACTGTACCTGCAATAGAAGCTGCATTTTCTAATGCTAACCTAGCTACTTTAGTAGGATCAATAATACCTGCTTTTTTCATATTAGTTTTTTTCCCCGTTTTAATATCAAATCCAGTCCATGTATCATTACCAGAATTAACTAAATTATCAGCCATAATTCTACCATCAACTTCATCCCAACCTGCATTAACCAAAATTTGATTAAAAGGTTTAGCACATGATTGAATTACAATTTGTGCTCCAGTAGTTTTACCTTCTAAACCTGATGAAGCATATAATAGTGCTGTACCACCTCCTGGTACTATTCCTTCTTCAATAGCAGCTTTAGTTGCATGTAATGCATCATCTACTCTATCTTTTTTCTCTTTCATTTCAGTTTCAGTATTTCCACCAACATGAATAATAGCTACCCCACCAACAAATTTAGCTAGTCTTTCTTGTAGTTTTTCTACTTCAAAAGGAGTATTAGATTTATCTATTTGTGTTTGTAATTCCTCAATTCTTTTTTCTATTACCTCAACTTCACCCTTACCATCAACAATAGTAGTTTGTTCTTTTTCTACTGTAACAGTTCTAGCTTCACCAAACCACTCCCAACTAAATTTATCTAATTTCATTCCTTTTTCTCTACTAAAAACTTGACCTCCAGTAGTTATAGCAATGTCTTCAAGAATTAATTTTCTTCTATCACCAAAATCAGGTGCCTTAACAGCACAAACTTGCATGGTACCTCTCATCTTATTTACTACTAAAGTAGCTAAAGCTTCCTGATCTATATCTTCAGCTATTATTAGTAAGGATTTAGCCTGAGCTGATACAGCTTCTAAAACGGGCAATAGTTCTTTTACTTTAGTTAATTTATGTTCAGTAATAAGAATGAGGGGGCTCTCTAAGACGGCAGTCATACTATTATTATCCGTAACGAAATATGGTGACTTATAACCTCTTTCAAACTGTAACCCTTCAACAGTTTCTAAATATGTTTCACCAGTACGGGATTCTTCAATGTGGACAACCCCCTCCATTCCTACTTTTTCTATAGCAGTAGCTACTAATTTACCTGTTTCTTTATCATTATTAGATGATATTGTAGCAATTTGTTCTAACTGTTTTTCACCAGATATATCCTCTGATAGATTAGTTCTTAAATTGTGTACTACAGATTTAACTGTTTTATCTATATCTCTTTTAATTTCAACAGCATTTTCATTATTATTTAAAGCATTAAGACCAGCTTTAATCATTTCTCGAGCTAATAAAGTAGATGTAGTTGTACCATCACCTGCTTTTTCTGCAGTTTTAATAGCTGCTTGTTTTACTAACTGAATTCCTAATTCTTGATTAGGATCCTTTAGACTAATAGACTTAGCTACTGTGACACCATCTTTAGTAGATTGGGGTCCATCACTATTAGATATTACAACATTTCTTCCATTAGGTCCTAATGTAGATACTACAGCATCAGCTAATGTATCTATACCTCTAACTAAATTATTTCTAGCTTCAGAGCCAAATTCTACTTGTTTACTCATTAGATATATCTTTTAAATTATTAATTTCTTCTTCACTTATATTTTTTAAGGTTTCACTTAATGCTTCATTAAAGTCTGACCTTTTATTAATTTTTGCTAGTACTTGATTTTCAGGCCCAACATAATAATCTTCCCCATCATATGGGATTTTAGTAAAACCTTGGGTAGGTAGTACTACTATATCTCCTACTTGTAAAGTAGTAGGTATTAATTCACCTGTAATAGTAGATTGACCAGGTCCAACTGATACAATTTCTCCTATTTCATTTACTTCTTTACCTAAGTCAGGTACAATTATGGAGCCATAAGTAGTTTCCTCAGTGTCTTGGGGTTTAACTATAACGGCATTAAATAGTGCTTCTAATTCCATCTGTATAATTTTTAATATTTAATTTTATTGATTTAAATTCGTCTAAAAATAAGGATAATGATTCATAATTTTTTCTAGTATGAAGCTTTTCCTGGGCTATTTTTTGTAATGCTTGTTCAAAGTTAGGATAATACCCCTGTGGTTTAGCATATGATTTACCACCACCCTTAGATCTAAAGTGGTTTTTATTAGGTTCAATTCTTTCGTTTACTGTATAACAGACATCATCCTTAGTGATATAAAAAGGGTCTAACAAAGGATCCGAGATGGTTGTTATTGATTTAGGTTTTCTTGCCATATATAACTAATTTATTTGTACGTTAATATACAAACAAAACTACGCTAGGACACGCTTTTTGATAAAACTTTTATTTAATTTTAATTGACTTTGGTTTAGCTTCTTCAGCTAAGGGTATAAATATTTCTAATAGACCATTTGCTAAAGTAGCATCAATATGACCTAAATCAAATTTAGGTGCTATTTTATACCTTAAATCAAATGATTTTTTAGATAAACCATTATGAATTAATCCTGGATGGAGTTCTTCTTTATCTGGTTTAGTGTAACTAATTTTTAATATATCCCCCTCTATATCTATGACTATGTCTTTTTTAGTTAGACCAGTACAAGCAACTTCAAAATGAAGTCCTGCGTCATCATAGAAAATATTAAGTGGATGTGGTAGTTTGAAATTTCCAACAGGTTGAAATGTGCTGTCAGATTTAAAGTGGTTCCTAAAAAGGATGTCGAAAGGACTTATATGCCTTTCAAAAATGTCTAATGTACTCATATCATTTTATTTTGTGGAGCCGAAGCTTCCGGTTAATTTAATTTAAACATAACAAGTGCCCTAGCTAAATGTTTTGTTCTATTATAAATATAATATAAGGAAGGAAAATCGCCCTTCCAAATAATCTTTAATATTTTACTGAATCAAAGAAGAATATTTGAAATAATCTACTTGATGCTATATCCCAACCACAATATTCAGATGCTGAATGAATTAATCCCGCATCCCATATAACTAATCTATTAAATACGTTTCCTACTGTGTCTACTAACTCATAAGGAGATCTGTCAACAAATGTATGTTGGTTAAAAGCTAAGTCTAAATCTGGGTGGGAATTATGTCTGATTGAATTTGCTGAACCTAAAGGTCCTGCGTCATAATTTTTAACAGCATAAAAAGAAGTACCAGTCCAATATGGAGCATCAGGTGATAAATAAACTGCAGCAGCCCAACTTTGTGAATCACAATGATAAACTAATTTAGTACCAGCAATATTAGATTGAAACCTACCATTCATACCATAATCTTCCCATTTAGTAATTTTACGTTGAAGAACTTCTTCAAATTTTTCCTTTACTCCATCAAAGAAAAATTGTTTCCTTGTTCTCAATCCTAAATAACCAGGATCATCATTATAATATTGTTCTAAAGCATGTTGCCTTACAGCCATAGGATCTTCATAAAAATCGTCTACAACATGAACTCTTTTATTTGCCTGAGGGTTTACTTTAAATCTATCTGAATTTATGTAACCATACTCTGTATTTGGGGATGAATCTATTTCTCTCATAATTTAATTTGTTGTTTCTTTTCTAGTCATATAGTACTCACTATACATATCATTAGAAGTAAAAGATATTTGTATTACTCCTTTTTTACTTAATTTTATTTTTCCACTTGACATATCTTTATTTGCACTTAATATTTTTGAAAATATATTTACATCAAAAGGTAATTTAAAGTCAAATGGTTTTATAAATGTAGCGGGTAATTGATAACTAATTTTGTCTGAGAATTTAGTATCAGCACCATATATTAGTTCACAATTGTAATTACCATCTAAATCTGTATTAGTTTTTAATAATACAATTTCATTTTCTGGTAATGCTGTCTTAGCTTTTAATAATCTTGTAATATCCTCATTAGTAATTTCAACTACCATATCCTTCAAGTCTATTTCATTATGCTTAAATAAGCCTTCCTCTGTAGGTACTTTAGAAGTAGGTATAACACTTTCTGCTGCTAATTGATATTCTAAATCAAAATTTGAATCGGCCAACTTTAATTTATTAGAAATACCATTGACATTAGTTATAACTTCAATAACTAAATCTTCTGTTAAAACACTTAAAAATTTATTTAGTTTACTAGTATCAAAAATAGGCAATTTAACATCATTAAATATAAAATTATCAAACTTAATCCTACAACATCCACCTGAACTTTTTCCTGCTTCTAATGATAGAGTATTATCTTTAACTTCCCATACAACTGCATTATGGGTTTCTCCTAAATAATATTTGTTAACAAAACTTTGGATTGTATTTTTACTAATCATAACTGTAATATAATAAAACTAATTTAATTTTCCTAATAATCTAATAAACCTGCATATGGGTTTAAATCTAATCTCCATTCAAAATCATTAAAAAATCCTTCTAATTTATTGAGTAATACATTATCAAATATTTTTTGTCTATCTACATATGTATTTAAAAATTCCTGTATTTTATCTGGGGTGTCACCTTCTATATATGCCAAAGATTCTATTTTATATGGGTTATCTTTTAAATAAAACCATTTAACTTTATCCGCCATAGTAATTTGCTTATTATATTTATCTAAACCCCAAAATCTTAATAAATCATTATATTTAATAGCTGCTTTTACAGGGGCAGGAGCTCCTTTTTTAATTATAGTAAACATTTCTCCAGCCCTAGGTAGAACATCAATATAGTTTCTTATTTTTTTTACTGATGTAGGGTTACCTAAATCATAAATTGGAATTTTACCATTTAAAATATTATCCTTAAAGTCTTTAACATCATTTAATATTTCTTTTTGAGTAGCATTTTTTAATGCTTTAAAAACCATATTTTTAAAAAACTTACCCATTATAGGAGGAAAATTAGATTTCATAAATTCAAGACCTTTAATATTTAAAGATTCCTTATCTAATCCCTCTTCTTTAGTAATCCACTGAGCATATCTTCTAGTGGCTCTATAATAAGCTGCTCTGATTACACATTCAGTTTTAATATCAAATTTACTTCCTTTATTTTTAGATTTAAATGCTTCAATCCCCATATAGGTATTTAAATCCTTATTAATTTTATTTTGGGTAGCAATGGCTAATTTTTCTGTTTTAATATCCTTTTCTTCATCTGTAAGATTATCAAAATCAGGAACTAAATGTTTTAATATTTTTTCTACCCCAAAATAATTTGAATCTGTATCAATATAAATGCAGAAATTATCCCATTCTGGTTTAGATATTTTAAGTGGTGTTTGTTCTAAAAATCTCATTAAAATCTTGTATCACCAGGAATTTGTAATATTCCTGTATCTCTAGTTCCATCAGATCTAGTTCTTAGATCTTTTATTAATTTTATCTCGTATTTAACTTTATTTAAAGTAAATGAACCTCCCTGTTTTAACATTTTTCTAAAAAACTTTTCTTGGGTTTCAGACCAGCTTTCACTAATTAAAATTAGTTCTTCTTTTGGTATATCATGTCCATTAACTAAAATGAGCATATTTTTTCTTATTGATTGTTTTTTTAAAGCCATTTTATTTTATTTTATTTTGAAACTTCATAAAAGATCCTTCTTTATCATTAGTTAAGCCTCCTACTGTGTTTATTTTACTGTCTTCTTCTGACCAAGTACCTGGTTTATCTACATGCTCTAAAAACTCTTGTACATCATCTGATCTCATATAATCGTCTTCTAATCTTACTATATCATCTTCTCCAAAATAGGTTCCAGTTTGTACTTCAATGAAAGTAACTATTTCATCAGTTTCATTCCATGCTCTATGTTTAGTTCCCATAGGAATGTGTATTGATTCTCCTGGGTATCTAAATACTTTATCACCGTCTAAAATAATAGTTAAATTGCCCTTAACTACAACCCACTGTTCTCTTCGTTTATCATGATATTGGTAGGATAGCCTTTTATTAGGATCAATTATTATTTTTTTAACTTTAACATCAGGAGCATTTAATAATACTTCAAACTTACCCCATGGCCTATAATCTATTTCATTCATAATTCTAATTTTTCTTTGCCATTTAATATATTATTAAAATAATAATTAGCATGATAAGCACTAGCCTGTATTAATCTTTGTCCTGTCAATGTAATAGACTCCGCTAAAATAACATTTCCATATCTAAACCTAGGTAAAGCAGTTGCACCATACAAACTATTTAATAAAATTTTCATTGTATATTGCATTAAAAAATAATATTCACCTTTTTCTTTATCATTTGCTTTATAGGCCTCCTTCATTTTATTTTTATATTCTACTCTTTCATTAAACCATCTTTCTAATACTATTGATAGCAGAGATTGTTTATCTTGGGTAAACATTACTCCATTGGCAGTAATTGATAAATTGTTTGATTCTACTAGATTAAGTATTTCACTTACTTTTAAATCAATTTTTTTACCTTTTGAATTTTCTACTAATAATAATTCCTCGGGATCCCGTTTTTTTAAATCTATAAAAGATAAATAATTATTCCTATCATCACCTTCATCTATAATGCGACCTTTATAGGTTTCTTTACCTATATTTAATTCCATAATTATTGATGGATATAGTGAAGTATAATCTAAGTCAAAAACATAATCATACTTGCCAGCTTTAGGACAAAATAAATAACCACCAGCGTAATTTTTTTTAATCATAGGTTTAATTGCCTTACTAGGAGGTATAATATTATTTTTAAGTAAATAAGCCGATATAGCCCCATCTTGAGTAAGACTATTAGAATATACTTCTTGGTATCTATGTTTCCCTTTATGTGATAAATTTTTAACTAAATCTATATACTGAAATTTTTCATCTAATTTAACTAATATTTCAACATCCCTAAAATTATATTCAATATATTTATTAATATCTTTTTTATATAAATCATCTAAATTACCCTCATAATCTACTTTACCTAAATTAACATATTTTTCTCCTATAGCATTTAAAGCCCAACTTTCTTCATCTTTCCAACCAAATTTTTTATGTAATCTCATATAATCTAAGGATTCAACCCCAGCTATATTAACATAAGTATTTCGTTTATTCCAATAATAAGATTCAAGTTGGGATTCAACTATATTAACTTCAGATAATTCTTTTTCTCTATCCTCCCCTAATACTTTCATTATTCTATAATAAAGATAAGGAACATCAAAAAAATCTGAGTTGTATCCTATTAGTATTCTTGGATTAATTTCCCTATATATGGCTAAAAACTTATCTAATAAATCATATTCTGAATCACAAGGTATGATTTCTTTAATATAACCATCTTTCTTATATGCTGGTCTTTTTTCTATTTGGTTTTGTTTATCTAAAATAAGACACCCATATCTTTTTTCCTGTCTATGGTACCATGCTATTGAAGTAATTTTACCTCTGGGATTTTGTATATTTTCCTCTGTTAATGCCCCTACTATTTCACACTCAATATCAAAAAACATTTCACTATGTCCTGTAGAGGGGACATCATCATCACCATAAGCTTCTAATATAAATTTCTGTTTATCATCAGCATCTGCATAGTGTAAACCTAAAGTATTAGGAATTCTTGAATATGTTTTTCCTGTTACTTTAGAAGTTACTTCAGTTGCCTGACCCCAACCATTGGATTCAGTGGGAACATCATAAACATAATCTAAGGTCTTTTTTAACTTTTTACCATTTAAACCTACATAAGTTCCATTAGGATCTTCTACATAAGCTTTATTCTCCCACTTATAATCTTCTATTAATCCATGCTTATCATCCCAGACCCATACCCTTGAAATATTTGTTTTTTTATTTTTTATAGACCATATAGATTGATACATTAAATGCCTACATGTTGAGTTCTAAACCTCATTTTTTCATCATCTGTAAAGAATTGATGTAAATCAGGTCTAAAATAATTAATTGATTTCATTACCTTTTTATCTCGTGTTCTATATACTACGTATCTTTCCCCCACTTTTTCAAAGTGACATGGCTCATTTTGTTCTTTAGAGCGGATGGTGACAGTTTCCATGGCCTCTTTTTCATTGCTACAAGACTTCGATAAATTTGATGCTTGTACTTCTTGATATGCTGGCCATATCTTATCTTTAAGGCCGTGTAACATAACACCG